GTGAACTAATGGCTATTGTAGCAAATACTTTTACCCGGTACTCCGCTATCGGTATTCGTGAAGACCTGTCGAACGTTATCTATAACATCTCGCCAGAAGAAACTCCGTTCATTTCGAACATTGGCCGCGAGAGCGTCAAGAACACCTACTTCGAATGGCAGACCGACGCTTTGGCTGCGGCCTCGGCTTCTAACGCCGCACTCGAAGGTGACGACATTTCTTCGTTCACTGCTGTCACGCCAACCTCACGCGTTGGTAACTACACGCAGATCAGCACGAAGAACGTCGTAATCTCCGGTACGCTTGAAGCAGTCGATAAGGCTGGTCGTCGTAACGAAATGACCTATCAGCTTGCCAAGTTGGGTTCGGAACTGAAGCGCGACATGGAAAGCGCATTGCTTGCCAACCAAGCGTCTGTTGCGGGTAACACCACAACTGCACGTCGTACTGCTGGTCTGCCTGCATGGTTGACCTCGAACACTTCGTTCGGTTCAGGCGGTGCTAACCCAACTGTTGGCTCGACCCCAACTGCTGCTCGTACCGATGGTACGCAGCGTGCGTTCACAGAAACACTTCTGAAGAACGTAATCCAGCAGGTCTGGACTTCGGGTGGTACGCCTAAGATGCTGATGGTTGGTCCGTTCAACAAGACCGCCGCTTCTGCATTCACTGGTATCGCTACTCGTTACCGCGACGTTCCTGCTGGCCAGCAGGCACAGATCATCGGCGCAGCCGACGTTTATGTGTCTGACTTCGGTACGGTTAACATCGTCCCTAACCGCTTCCAGCGTGACCGTGATGCGTTCATCGTTGATCCTGATTACGCATCGTTGGCAGTTCTTCGTCCAATCCAGAAAATGGACTTGGCGAAAACCGGTGACGCCGAGAAGGCTCTGCTCCTCGTCGAGTATGGCTTGAAGGTAAACAACCAAGCTGCGCATGGTATTGTGGCCGATCTAACAACGAGCTAATCAAGACTTGACTACATAAAGCCTCCGGTGTAGAACTAAACTTCTCACCGGAGGTTTTTTATTATGTCGAAATGTTTCATTGAAAATTGTGAAAGTCCGTCACGTACAAATGGGATGTGCAATAAACATAATCTGCGCGTAAAGTACCATGGTAGTCCGGATGATAACGAAAAAACGCATGCACCATTAGAAAATAGGTTTGCAAGAAAAGTAAGAAAAACAGAAAAATGCTGGCTATGGGTCGGTACCGTGCGGCCAAATGGATACGGTTCGATACAAGAAGGCGGTCGAGGAAGCCGGACTATATCCGCCCATCGCTTGTCGTATCAGCTCTATAAGGGAGATATACCTGACGGGATGGTGGTAATGCATTCATGTGATAATCCCGCCTGCGTTAATCCCGACCACTTATTTGTCGGAACTTACAAAGAAAATACTGCGGATATGATTTCCAAAGGACGTAAGCGCACAGTATCTTTGCCTGGAGTTGGTAACGGAAAAGCGAAGTTGAATGATGAGCTTGTTAGGTATATAAGGCGAAGCGATAAAAACGCTGCGGGTATTGCGAGAGAATTAAACTTCAGTGAAACTTGTATTAGAAGCGTATTATCGGGCAGGACATGGAGCCACGTTGAATGACTAAACGCCTTATAAATGACGATGCTTTCACAGGCGTCAAAACTTTTTACGATTACGATGCCGAGAAGGACGAAGCGATCATCTCGAAAGAGCAGGACGTTTCGGCAATCATCGAGCAGAACAAGCGCGAGTTTAACGAAGCGCCGGAACGCTGGGGTGAATGGACAAAGGTTGGCAGCATTCCCATTTCAGTGTATTATGAACTTGAGCGCCAAGGTATTACTCAAGATCAAGAGGCGATGAAGAAGTGGTTGAACGATCCAGATAATCGTTACTTCCGCACAAGGCCGGGGACTGTTTAATGGCAATTTCTACATACTCCGAATTGAGAACTGCGGTCGCGGACTTCCTTAACAGAAGTGATTTGACTACCGCAATTCCGTCCTTCATCTCATTAGCCGAGGCTGCGCTTAACCGCCGCCTTCGTTCACCGGAAATGGTGACACGGGCTACGGTCACTATTGACGCGGAGTATGAGAACCGCCCATCCGATTGGATGGAGACAATCCGCTATCAGGTTAATACCAATCCAATCACGGTGTTGGAATTTGTAACGCCAGAAGAAGCTATCATCCAGAAGACAAAGTTTTCTGCGGCTGGCGTACCGATGTTCTTCTCAACTGTCGGCACTCAGTTCCAACATGTTCCCGCACCAGATGGTTCGTACACGGGCGAGTTGATGTACTACGCCCGCATTGCTGGTTTGTCGGATTCGAACACATCTAACTGGCTTTTAACGGCCAACCCTGATATATACCTCTATGCAACGCTCGTTCAAAGCGCGCCATATTTGAAAGAAGATGAGCGCATTGGTGTTTGGTCTAGTATATTAGATCGCCTGATGGCTGAATACGAAGTTGCAGAACAACGGGCCAAGACAGGTTCAAGTCGGTTGGCTTCTAGGACAAGGACGTTTGGTTAATGGCGGATACAACAACTACAAACCTTGGCCTAACTAAACCCGAAGTTGGCGCATCCGCCGACACTTGGGGAACGAAACTCAATACGGACCTCGATCAAGTCGATGCGCTCTTTGCTGCCGCTGGCACGGGAACGTCTGTCGGCTTGAATGTCGGTGCTGGCAAGACGCTGGCCATAGCAGGTAACGTCTCCGCCAATGGCGCGACAATCAGTCCTACGGAACTCAGCTATCTTGATGGCGTGTCCTCTGCAATCCAAACGCAGCTTAACGCCAAAGCGTCCTCTGGCGCTAACACCGACATCACCGCGCTCGACCAAGATGTTACCGTCACGGCCACCGGCACTATCGCGGCCAATACCATCGGCTATCGTGGTCTGCCGCAGAACAGCCAGACGGCTAGTTACACGCTGGCACTCGCTGACGCAGGTAAGCACATCTCGATCACGACTGGCGGCGTGGTTATTCCAGCTAACAGTTCAATCGCGTTCCCTGTGGGCACGGCCATCGTTGTGTTCAACGACAGCGGCAGCAACCAGACAATCAGCATTACGACTGACACACTGCGCCAAGCTGGAACGGCCAACACAGGTTCACGCACTCTGGCCCAATACGGCCTAGCAACATGCGTTAAAGTTGCTTCTACTACATGGGTAATCAGCGGCGCGGGTCTCAGCTAATGACCGGCATTACGTGTGCTTTGGCTGGTAGTGGCGGGTCGATATATGCAGGAACCGCAACGGTAACCGTTGGGTTCGCGTCTGGCGGGAGCTTTACTAGCTACGGTAAGGGCGGCAGCGGCCAAGGTAGCATTGCCCCTACAACATGGGCAAATAGCGGCTTGACTGTCGATACACTTAAAGACGTTTATAACTCTGGCGTGCCAGCGTGGTTAGATTTCACGGTTGTTGGAAGCGCGCCTAATTCTGGTTGGTCTACGCTGACGATTAATGGAACCTCACTTAACCGCGTTGATGCTTCTTACAGCAGCGGCGGGTCAACAACATCTTGGATATTTTATGGTGCGCCTACCGTGTTCGGCACAACCGTTGGTGATACGAGGTCAATCGTATGGTCTTGACAATCTTCTACCCAGCAAACGAAGCTGAATGGTACGCCAAGGGTACGCTTGAGGACGGCGCATACTTTGAGGTGCCCGCTGTGTTTAACGCAGACGGGACTTGTGATACCGTGGCTACAGACGCTAAAGTACAGCAGCTAATCTTTGCATTAAGTGGAAAAAGCTAATGGATATGTCGTTTGGCATCGACACGCTTCTCACCGTTGTTGCTGGCATCTTCGCCATCATTGGCGTATGGACGCAACTCAGCAACCGCCTAGCAATTCTTGAAACGAAGCTGGAGTTCGGCGACGAAAAGTTCAACAGCATCGACAAGAAGTTTGACGAGGTTATGATGCACCTCCGCCGGATTGAAGACAAGCTGGACAATAAGGCAGATCGGTAATGGCGTTTAAGCTAGGCCCACGTTCCCTGTTAAACCTTCGCGGTGTGCATCCAGATTTGGTGCGCGTCGTTAAACGCGCCATCAGCATTTCCGATATCGACTTCACTGTCATCGAGGGGCTGCGGACCCCCGCACGGCAGAAAGAACTGTTCGCCAAAGGCGCGACAAAGACGATGCGTTCGCGCCACATTCACGGCTTTGCGGTTGACATCGCGCCGTATGTAGCTGGCAGCATTCGTTGGGATTGGCCGCTGTTTTACAAAATCGGAGACGCCATGAAGAAGGCAGCGCATCTTGAAAATGTGCCGATCACTTGGGGCGCGGAATGGAAAACATTCAAGGACGGTCCACATTGGGAACTTCCGCACGCTAAATACCCAGACCCAAAATGACGATTAAAGAACTTGAGACCGCGCTGCTTGAGCGTGTCCGGGTTTGGTGGCGTCCGGTCACATGTGTCGGTATTGCTTGCGGTGTTATTGTAAATGCGGTAGCCTTGCCCATTGTGAACAGCCAGTCGATTTCCCTTACGGACTTGGCTGCTACGATTGCCGCTTGTGCGACTATATTTGCGGTGAGAGAATGGGGCAAAATAAATGGTGCGGATTAATCCATTCATGGGTTATGTGGCGGCAGGCGCTCTTGCTGTTGGCCTCACCGCCGGGTGGAAGGTCAAAGACTGGCAGTGCGATGCCGCGTATTCTGCGGTTCTGGAAAAAGCCGAGAAGCAGCGCCAGCAAATGCAAGGACAGATAGATGAGGTTTCAACGCTCTACCAATCCGAACGAGATAAAGCCGATGTCGTGGTCGCCAGAGAAAAGCAAACAATCCGCGAGATATACAAGACTTTGCCTGCTGTTCCTGCCGATTGTGCTCCTGATGTTCGCATTGTCGGGCTGCTCGAAGGCGGTGTCAATCGTGCCAATGCCGCAGCCGCCAGCGAACCTAGC